TGATCAACCCAGCTACTATTGCCTATGAAACAGTCCCTTTCAGTTTTATACTGGATTGGTTCGTAAACGTGGGAGATTTTCTCTCAAGTTTCACGGACTTTGCGGGTGTGCAACTCACTAACCCCCATACGACGACATTCTTTAGGCGACACCATTCTGAGCAAGAACTTACCCTGTACAACATTGGACGTCCCCCGAGAACCCCGGTCTTTCCGACTGGGAGTTATTCGAGTTACGTTCGGTGGCACGGGATGGCTATTGCGACGAATCGGGTGGTTGGTTCCTTCTCTGGACCGACACTACGCGTAAGGGACCCTTGGGTCCTTTCTCCGAGGCGCGGTCTTGCAGCCGTTTCCCTCTTAATCCAGAGCATGCCCAAGACAGAAGTCCAAGCAGCTCGACCAGTGATTTCTCGAAAGAAGGGTCCCTACCGGGGCCGTCTCGCCGAGAGTTACTGGCACCTCTAAAGAGAGTGGCGTATATGCCCAACATTGCCAATATGACCGTCAAGAAGGCCGACGGTGTCACTGACATCGTCTATGCCTTCGTCAACGGAGCGTCCGGTTCCGCACCGGCCGTCTGGCGTTCACCCGTCGGGGCAGCGCCGGCCCACAAGGCCGAGCTGCGCGCAAAGTCGACCTCGAACCAAGCGAACACTGTTCGCCGTCTCGAGATCGTTTACGCGTTTCCCCAAACGGTGACTGGCACCGATGGTACCGTTACGATCGCAAACCGCGGTTCTCTCACGCTTTCGGGCGTGATCCCGCAGTCTATGCCTCAAACGGAGATCAACGAGATGGTGCATCAAGGTCTCAACCTTTTCGCACACTCGTTGACCAAGTCCGAGCTGACCGAAGGCTACGCAGCTTCCTAACGGAAACGCGCGACCCCACAGTTAACTAGGACACCATCACATGCCAACCTCCCTTCCAAGTGATTTGGAGAGAGTGTACGTCAAACTCCTTGACGCGCTCGCCACACCTGTCGCGCTAACTTGTAAAGAGTTAGTACTTAGCGGCAGGTGGGATGACTTGATTAAAATCAAGATCGATCCCCTTGCATATGACGACGCTGAGATTTATTTCCGCGACGTCGCTGCAACTTCTTTCCTAAGGAAGTGCCAAGACTTGCCCACGACCATCGACCGAAAGGCCGTTGCGTTCAATGGGTTTGTCGAAGCAGAGCAGCAGTGCAAGCGCACAAACGACCGTCTTGCCATTCACTTTCTGGAGGGAGACCTGGATCGTTCAAACGACCAGTTGTCAACCCCGGAAGGTGCGTGCTCCCGGCTCATCGCCGAAGCACGGAAAGAAATGCGCAAGTTACTCGGTCGGGTTCCGAAAGACCTGAAAGGGCGATTCGGTCCCGGTGCGACTTATGGCGATAGGGGCCATCTCACGACGGTCCCAGATAAGATGTCGTCTCGACCCACCTTGACATCATCAGCTATATGGTGGCTCTTTCCATGGAGCTCCACACTATGGGCGAAAGCCTGTAGTGCTGATGGTCGGGAAGTTGAGTGTGTGCGTGGGAACCGTTTTACTACGGTTCCTAAGGATTGCACCAAGGACCGCGGCATTGCCGTGGAACCTAGTGTCAATGTCTTCTACCAGCTAGCCGTTGGGCGAGCTATGAGAAGCGCACTCTTGCGTAACGGAAACATCGACCTTACGCACGGGCAAGACATTCACAGGCAGGTCGCCTGTGAGGCCAGCACGCATGGCTGTTTTGCTACGCTCGATCTCTCGAGTGCCAGTGATACCGTATGCAGTAACCTTGTCAAGTTACTGCTCCCACCCGAATGGTACGAGCTCTGCTCAAGCCTTCGGAGTCCGTTGACGGAGCTCCAAAGCGAAGTCAACTCAAGGGGTGCTAAGCCTTGGGTCAAGCTAGAGAAATTTAGCTCGATGGGAAACGGTTTTACGTTTGAGTTGGAGACCGCTGTATTTTTGGCGATCATCCTTGCAGTTCGTAATCTCAGAGCGGTCAGTGAGCCTTTGGAGGCCCTGATCACACCGGGACGCGACGTCCTCGTGTATGGTGATGATATCATCATACCGACGGAATATGCCTCAGACGTAGTTTCTGCGCTATCCTACTGTGGATTTAAGACGAATGATTCAAAGTCGTTTGTTGAAGGTCCTTTTAGGGAGTCCTGCGGGGGGGATTACTTTAGAGGTGTGGACGTCCGTCCCTACTTTCTAAAGGAGTACCCAAATGGCCCGGAGGAGTGGGTTAAAGTTGCGAACGGAATTAAAAGAATGGTTACCGGTTCTGGTAGCCTATCTCAGATTCGTAGTTCTCTGCTTCGCCCTTGGTTTGCCGCTTTGGATTCAATTCCGTCGCACATCAGAAGGTTGCGGGGACCCGAGCAACTCGGTGACCTCGTTATCCATGATGACAGCGATAAGTGGCAGACTAGAAAGCGCGGAAGCCTTACTTACATCATGGTTTACCGGCCAGCCAAACTGAAGAGATTCAGCTGGTTGAACTGGAAACCTGATGTCGTACTGGCAACAGCCGTCTACGGAGTCGGAACGGGTCGCGGGGGGGTAACCCCCCGTGACGCGGTTCTCGGCTACAAAGTCGGCTGGGTGCCCTTGCCACAAGCTTCGTCGAAGTGGGAACCTCCCACATTAGATGAGCTGTGTAGGTCTCGGGAGAGACCTAGAACCAACGTGTAAACGAAGGTTAGCTAGGGTTACGGCGTGAGCCGTACGTTTCGGTGACCCGTTAAGTCACC